AAACAAGACATAGGAACCCTAGAGCTTAGAAAGCACGAAGTAATGGGCGTAATGCTTGATGTAAATCAAGAAGTCGAAGAAACAAAAACCACACTAGAAGAAAAGTATGGTCGTGTAAACATTAACCTTGATGACGGGACTTATACCGAAGTTGAGGAAGAAGAAGCTAAATAATGATTAGTGTTGTAAGAAAAATCAGTATAGGCTCTGATTACAAAAATGATGCAATGCACTACGCTGTTGGTCAGCAAGTATACGGAGGTCACGAAATATCTAATATTCTTTTTGATGAGAAAGATAATTCTTACAACATCTATATAAAAAAAGGCGACGAGATTCTTCCTTGGAAAAAGTTTAATAGTAATATGGCTATCTCAGTCGAATATGACTTGCAGTATTAATGAAAAGTATCCACGATTTTATCGTAAAACCTATAGAGGGTCGATACAATAATACTGTTAAGGTTGACGAAGTTGATCTTATAATCAATACAAGAATTGAAGAATTTAAAAGCGTGAGCAAGGTTGCCGAAGTGGTGGCTTTGCCATTGGCTGTAGATACTAATATAAAAGTGGGGGACAAAGTTATAGTACACCACAACGTATTTAGAAGGTTTTATGACATTAGAGGAAACGAAAAAAACAGTAGAAGTTTTATTAAAGAAGATATGTATGCTTGTTCACCTGAGCAGATATACCTATACGGAGCAAATAAGGCTAATCTTAATTATTGTTTTGTAAAGCCCTTAGTAAGTTACAATATATTTTCTTTGGAATCAGAAGAACCACTCGTAGGCATATTAAAAATAGGTAATAAAGGTTTAGCTACCTTTGGAATAAATGAAGAAGACCTAGTATCTTTCAGACCTACGTCAGAATTTGAGTTTATTATTGATGGTGAACTATTATATTGTATGGAATTAATTAATATTGTTGCGAAACATGGACGTAAAGGAAACGAAGAGGAATATAATCCAAGCTGGGCAAAGAGCAGTTGAGGAGTTGATAAAGGTTGCTAAGGAGGCTATTATTGATTCAGCTGACGACTTAACGGCAGACAAGTTAAAGAATGCTGCGGCAACTAAAAAGCTAGCAATATTTGATGCTTTTGAAATTTTAAATAGAATTGAGGAAGAAGAAGAGATGTTGAACGACAAGCCTAAAGACGACACTAAGAAGAAGAGTGAGTTTAAGGGGTTTGCGGAAGGTAGAGCTAAACATAATTAGTATGTACGAACAAACCCTATATAAGGTTCTGGATAATTACATTAAAGCCTCAACCCTTAAAAAGAAAAATAGGCACAAGACCTGGAAGTATGGTTATGACGAAGATCATGACATGGTAATTATAAGTAAAACGGGTAAGATAGGAGAGATTTATGAAATACAAAATCTTAAGATAGCATTACCTGCTGAGTTTGAAACTCATAACTTTAAAGATAAGAAGTGGTCTCATACAGGATATCCAAAAGAATTAGCTAGAATAAAAACAATTTTTGATTGGGAGGAATACCCTGAAGATTTTAAGGAAAAATGGTACGATTATATTGAAAAAGAATTTGAAAGGAGGAGCCAAGGATTTTGGTTTAATAATAAGGGTAACACTACTTACATTACTGGCACTCATTATATGTACTTGCAATGGTCAAAGATTGATATTGGCCCACCCGATTTTAGAGAATCAAATAGATTGTTCTATATATTTTGGGAAGCCTGTAAAGCCGATTATAGATGCTTTGGGATGGACTACCTTAAAAATAGACGGAGTGGGTTTTCGTTCATGTCATCTGGAGAAATTGTTAACCTTGCAACCATATCAACAGACTCAAGATACGGCATACTTTCAAAGTCAGGACCTGACGCAAAGAAAATGTTTACCGATAAAGTTGTACCAATTTCGGTTAACTACCCGTTTTTCTTTAAGCCCATACAGGATGGTATGGACAGACCGAAGACTGAACTTGCATATAGGATACCCGCTTCAAGGCTTACAAGAAGGAAGTTGGACTCTAACGAAAAACCAGAGGATCTCAAGGGGCTGGATACTACTATTGACTGGAAAAACACGGGGGATAACTCCTACGATGGAGAGAAACTAAAGTTATTGGTGCATGATGAATCAGGTAAATGGGAAAGACCTAATAATATACTTAACAACTGGAGGGTTACAAAAACTTGTTTAAGATTAGGTAGTAGGGTTATTGGCAAATGTATGATGGGTTCGACTAGTAATGCTTTGGACAAAGGGGGAGATAACTTTAAAAAATTATATTATGCGTCAGACGTCACGAGAAGAAACAGCAATGGACAGACTGCTTCAGGATTATATTCTTTGTTCATACCTATGGAATGGAATTACGAAGGATACATTGATTCTTATGGACTACCTGTATTCGACACACCGGAAGAACCAGTAGAAGATCCTTACGGAATACCGATTAAGCAAGGGGTTATTGAATTTTGGGATAATGAAGTTGCAGGTTTAAAAAATGACCAAGATGGATTAAATGAATTTTATAGACAGTTCCCAAGAACAGAGCAGCACGCTTTTAGGGATGAGGCTAAAGAATCTTTATTTAATCTAACAAAAATATACCAGCAAATAGATCACAATGAATCTATGGCTGCAAGTGCATTAGTCACAAAGGGTGACTTCCAATGGGAGAACGGTATTAAGGATACTAAAGTAATGTTTATGCCACACAAAGACGGTAGGTTTTATGTATCGTGGATACCTCCAGTAGGAATGCAAAATAGAATAGTATCTAAGCATGGAATAAGTTATCCTGGAAACGAACATATGGGGGCATTCGGATGTGACAGCTATGATATATCTGGGACGGTAGGTGGTAGGGGATCTAATGGAGCTCTGCACGGTTTAACAAAATTTAGTATGGAAGAAGCTCCCAGCAATCACTTTTTTTTAGAATACATTGCAAGGCCTCAAACAGCAGAAATATTTTTTGAAGATGTACTGATGGCATGTGTGTTTTATGGTATGCCAATACTAGCGGAAAACAACAAGCCAAGATTATTATATCACTTTAAGAATAGAGGGTACAGAGGCTACTCAATGAATAGACCTGATAAAAAGTATAATAAGTTATCAATCACGGAAAGGGAAATAGGTGGTATCCCTAACTCAAGTCAAGATATAATGCAGGCCCACGCCGCCGCAATAGAAACATATATAAACGAACTTGTGGGTATTCTAGGTGATGATGAAATGGGGGATGTTTACTTTCAAAGGACTTTAGAAGATTGGGCAAGATTTAATATAAACAATAGAACAAAATACGATGCCTCTATAAGCTCTGGATTAGCCATTATGGCTTGTAACAAAAATAGATATGCCCCTATAAACAGGATAGCAATCAAAAATATAAATCTAGGGTTTAAGAAATACGACAACTCCGGAAGTAATTCAAAAATAAGAAACTAAATGAACGTAGGCGCAAATCCAAACAGTGTATTCCCTAGCCAAGTGGTTAGTGATGAAGAAAAATCAAGCTATGAATATGGCTGGCAAGTCGGCAGAGCTGTTGAATCTGAATGGTTTCAACAGGGAGGTACTGGTAACAGGTTCGCTACGAATACCAGTCACTTTCATTCGCTTAGGTTATACGCGAGAGGAGAACAGCCTGTGCAAAAATATAAAGACGAGTTGGCTATCAACGGCGACTTATCTTATTTAAACCTTGATTGGAAACCAGTTCCAGTAATTTCGAAGTTTGTAGATATAGTATCTAATGGTATTACGGAAAAAGAGTTCGAGATAAAAGCTTATGCACAAGATCCTGGCTCTACAAAGAAAAGAACTGATTATGCTGAAAAGATGTTGCAAGACATAATAATGAAAGATCAGCTGACTAAGATAAAAGAGCAAACCGGTATTGATGCGTTTAATACAGATAGCCCCGATGAATTGCCTGACACGCCGGAAGAATTAGCTACTCACATGCAGCTTAATTATAAGCAATCAATAGAAATAGCTGAAGAAGAAGTTATAAATCAAGTGCTTGCAAAAAACAAGTTTAATGAGATTAGAAAAAGATACAATTACGATTTAACCGTGTTAGGCATAGGGGCAGTAAAAACAACTTGGAACAAAGCAAATGGTGTTGTTACAGAATATTGCGATCCAGCCAGTATGGTTTATTCTTACACAAATGATCCAAACTTTGAAGATCTATATTATGTTGGAGAAGTAAAATCGGTATCAATACCAGAGCTTAAAAAACAATTTCCGGATATATCGGAGGAGGAACTAAAGCGTATTGAAGAAATGCCAGGCAATAGAAGCTATACTACAGGATGGCAAGGATACGATGAAAACTCGGTGCAAATATTATACTTTGAATACAAAACATATAACAACCAAGTATTTAAAATAAAGCAGGGTCCTAACGGATTAGAAAAAGCAATACAAAAGACGGATAGCTTTAATCCACCCGAAAACGATACATTTAAAAGGGTATCAAGAACTATAGAAGTATTATATAGTGGGGCAAAAGTACTAGGAAACAATCAAATGCTAGAATGGAAACTTGCGGAAAATATGACAAGGCCATTTGCAGACACCACTAAGGTAGATATGAATTACGTCATATGTGCCCCCAGAATGTACAATGGTAGAATTGACTCATTAGTAAATAAAATTACTGGGTTTGCGGATATGATTCAATTGACTCATCTTAAGCTACAGCAAGTAATGTCAAGGATGGTTCCTGACGGGGTGTTCTTAGATGTAGATGGATTGGCAGAAGTAGACTTAGGTAATGGAACAAATTACAACGCAGCTGAAGCACTCAATATGTATTTCCAAACAGGTAGTGTTTTAGGTAGGTCTATGACACAAGATGGGGAATTGAACAGAGGCAAGGTGCCAATTCAAGAATTACAAACATCCAGTGGCGGTGCAAAAATACAATCGCTGATACAGACCTATCAATACTATTTACAAATGATACGGGATGTTACAGGATTGAACGAGGCAAGAGACGGTTCTGCTCCGGCTAAGGATGCACTAGTGGGGCTTCAAAAGATGGCCGCTAATCAATCTAATGTAGCGACTAGACATATATTACAAGCAAGTTGTTATTTAGCCCTTAGAACCTGCGAAAACGTTTCAAGAAGAATTGCCGATTCATTAGGATATGCTTTAACTGCAAATTCATTAAAGAACAGTATAACACATTTTAATGTTGCTACACTAGATAGTATAAAAGAACTTAACCTGCATGACTTTGGAATATTTTTAGAACTAGAACCGGATGAAGAGCAACAAGCGCAATTAGAACAAAACATCCAAGTTGCTTTGCAATCAGGCGGCATAGATTTAGAGGATGCGATAGATATTAGACAGGTAAAAAATCTTCAGCTAGCAAACGAAATATTGAAGACTAGAAGGAAAGGAAAAGCTGCCGCAGCACAGCAAGCACAACAAGCTAATATACAAGCACAAGCGCAGGCTAATGCCCAGTTGGCAGAACAGACAGCAATGGCGGAAGTTCAAAAACAGCAAGCATTGACAGCAGAAAAAGTAGCCATTGAACAAGCTAAATCCCAGTTTGAAATACAAAGGATGCAAATGGAGGCTCAAATTAAGAGAGATCTTATGGGCGAAGAGTTTAGCTACAATATGCAACTAGCAACAGCAAGAATTAAGTCTGAATCTGAAAGAGAAAAAGAAATAGAGGATAGGAAAGATAAGCGTGTAAAAATTACAGGTACACAGCAATCAGAAATGATTGATCAAAGAAAAAATGATTTATTACCGAAAAACTTTGAAAGTTCAGGTAATGATGTATTAGGGGGGTTCGGTATAGAACAGTTCGGGCCTAGATAGAATTTTTTAATTTATATTATATTATATTATGTCAGAAGAAGTAAAACAAGAAGGAGACTTTAAAATAAAAAGTAAACCTAAAATGAAAAAGTTTAATAAAGAAGCCGAAGTTATCAAAGTGGATTTATCCGCTAAAGATAAAATTGAGCCAGATATTATTAAGGTTGATTTAAAACAAAGCGATGCCAATAAAGAGCAAGAAACAGCAACAATGGCTGCAGATAAACCAGCCGAAGCTGTACAAGAAATGGTTACAGAAGTATCATCAGGGGAAAGCTCCGTTCAAAATGAAGGGTTTGCTGGCATCCAAGAAATAACTGGAGAAGAAGTAAAAGAAGTTGTAAAGGAGGCTAAGGAGGCAATTAGGGATGAAAAAATTACGGGTAAGCCGTTACCCGATAATGTTGAAAAGCTTGTTGCCTTTATGGAGGAAACGGGAGGAAATGTTGAAGACTATGTTAGGCTTAACGCAGATTACTCAAACGTTGACAATGATGTACTTTTAAAAGAGTACTATAAAAAAAGTAAACCTCATCTAGACGATGAAGAAATAAAATTCCTTTTAGAAGACAATTTTTCGTATGACGAAGATATTGATGAGGAAAGAGATATACGTAAAAGAAAATTAGCGTATAAAGAAGAAGTTGTAGAAGCCAAAGGCTTTTTAGAAAACTTGAAGGGTAAATATTACGATGAGATTAAGTTAAGACCAGGCGTAACCCAAGAGCAGCAAAAAGCAATGGATTTCTTCAACCGACATAATGAAGATGCAAGCTTAATCGAGCAGAAGCACGACAGGTTTAAGAAGGCTACATCTAATCTTTTAAACGACAATTTCAAAGGTTTTGAATATGAAGTCGGAGGAAAGAAATTTAGATATGGCATTAATAATCCAAGCAAAGTTGCTGAGCAACAATCTAGTATTGATAATTTTGTCAAAAAGTTTGTCGACGGGCAAGGCGAAATAGTTAATCACGAAGGTTATCACAAGGCAATGTATGCTGCTCAAAATATGGATCAGATTGCTAATCACTTTTATGAGCAAGGCAAAGCAGACGCTGTTAAGGATGTTATAGATAGTTCCAAGAACATATCAGACACTCCAAGACAAACAGCTGGCGATGCAGTTTTTATAAATGGTATTAGAATTAAGTCTATAAGTGGGGCGGACTCTTCAAAATTAAAAATTAAAAAATCACAATTTAACAATTAACAAAACAAAAAACAAAAATGGGAAAATTTGGAACAGGTGTAGACCCGCTAGGAAAATTTAGCATCACACCAATGCCATCAAAAATGGCACTTACAGAAAATTATTTAAGCTTTACAGATGGAAATAATGATTTTGCACAACAGTATTTACCAGAGCTTTACGAAGCTGAGGTAGAGCGATATGGAAACAGAACTTTATCTGGGTTTTTACGTATGGTTGGAGCTGAAATGCCGATGACTTCTGACCAAGTTATTTGGTCTGAACAAGAAAGATTGCACATTGGGTATGAAAGTAAAGCTGGAGGTACAGTTACCGTTACAAACGATACCAACGTTGCCGGATCAACTATTACTTTTGCAGGGACTGCTTTAAATGGTGGTACACATGCAATACGTCTTTTCAACACAATTGTAGTAACAAATCCTGCAACAAATGTTACACTTAAATGTTATGTAACAGCTATCACTGCGACTACGATTACTGTTAAATCATATACTACGGCTACTTTAGCAACAATTGGTGATGTTGTTGTAAACCTATTTGTTTATGGTTCTGAATTTGGCAAAGGAACGGTAGGAATGGCTGGTTCTCTTGATGCACAATTCAAACAGTTCAATAACAAACCTATTATCATTAAAGACAACTATGAGATCAATGGATCTGATACTGCTCAAATTGGTTGGGTTGAAGTTGCTGCCGAAGATGGAACAAACGGATACTTATGGTATTTGAAGTCTGAAGGAGAAACAAGATTGCGTTTCCAAGATTACTTAGAAATGGCAGTTATTGAAGGAGAGAAAAAATCTTTAGGGGCAGGTGCTGCTGCATCTACAGTACCAGTTGATGGTACTCAAGGTTTATTCTCTGCTATTGAAGAAAGAGGTAACGTATATCAAAACTACGCAAGTGGGACTGTAACACCAGGTGTTGGAAACAGAAGTGCCTTGCAAGATTTTGATTTTATTCTACAGAATCTTGACAAGCAAGGAGCTATTGAAGAAAATATGTTATTCTTGGACCGATCTACATCTTTAGATTTTGATGATATGTTAGCTGCTCAGAACTCGTATGGTGCTGGTGGTACTTCTTACGGAGTGTTTGAAAACTCTGAAGAGATGGCATTGAACTTAGGATTTGATGGTTTTAGAAGAGGTTCTTATGACTTCTATAAGACTGATTGGAAATATCTAAATGATGCTACAACTAGAGGTTTGGTAAATAATGTATCAGGTGTTTTAGTTCCTGCTGGAACAAGCACGGTATACGACCAAATGCTAGGTACTAACATCAGAAGACCATTCCTACATGTACGATACA